AACTGGACTAGAATATGTTGTAGGAGGTACTGCCGGAATAACCACACCATTGGCGGTCACAGGATTTCCGTTTGCATTTACAAAGCCGCCAGATCCGCTGGGGTCAGGCATTACACCAAGGCTAGGATCACTAGTAGGCAATACCGGAGTATCTTTTGTATTTGTGCCAACACCTTTGTAGTATGTTTGTCCGTTTTCTTCGTTAATTGCAAAGCCAAGTTGCAACTGACCACTATCATCATATGCAGGAAACTGACTCGGATCACTTGCTGGGTTAACTGCCGAGTCTTTTGCAGACGTTTGATATACAACGTTTTTGGTATTGGTAGTAGTGTTGGGTACTGTATTAGTCGTAGGAAGTTTAGGTGGATTGGCCACTACTGTGGTTGTGCCGCCGTTAGATTCTGGGGCAGTCTCGCCAGCAGAATTTATTAAATATGGATCCATTGTGTTATTCCTATCACTTATTTACCCATTTTAAAAACTGGTATTTTAACAAATAGGTTGACAAATGTTGTAAAAGTGCTACAATAAGTACATATTAGGAGACCCAGTCTAAATGACTTTACTACCCAAAGCGGCACCTCGTGTCAATTATCTCAACAACAGAGACATACTAAAAGAAATTCACTCTAGCAAAAACAACTACTGCTGGTTCCAAGATCGTGTGAACGATCATCAGTTTGATATTATTTTGCCCAGCCTGGACAAGATCAATCAACGTACCATAGCAGAAGCACGACGCAATCGTGCTGACCGTTTGAAACGTGAGGGTACCATAGTAGACCCAAAAAAGATACCCAACACAGACATTGTGTTCCGTATCACCTGCTGGGATCATATTCCCAAAGCACCCAAGAAAATTACCAAGGCCGAAGCCAAACGCAAGAAGCTGGAAGACATATTAGACTTGGATGATGCTGTAGAAGACGATCCACTAGCAGACATCATTGATATTCCTGTGCTGGATATGAATCATGTGCGTGTGAACTTCCCACCGTTTGAGCAGTATCGCTTGGATGAAAACAAAACACCGTTTATTGTCGGACGAAGTCACTGGCGTGGCGATTTGGCCACAGGAGAGTATTCTAAAGAGCATGGCGAGATGACCAAAAAACTAGCCTTGATGTTTATGAAACTTTGCGAAAGATATGCCACAAGGAGTAACTGGCGTGGATACACCTACAACGAAGAAATGCGAGGCCAAGCCTTGCTTCAACTCAGTCAAATCGGATTGCAGTTTGATGAGTCAAAATCGCAGAACCCTTTTGCGTATTATACTGCCGCTATCACTAATAGTTTCACTCGTATCTTGAATATTGAAAAGAAAAATCAAAACATACGTGATGACATCTTAGAGATGAACGGACTCAATCCATCATGGACACGACAGAACTCGGGCAAATTAGGCATGGCTGCCATGTCCGGACCGGTTGTATCTAGTCTTGATGAGTAGTATAATACTAGGATGACTAACCTATTTCGTAAAGCCGCAGTCTTGACAGACATCCACTTTGGACTAAAATCAAACAGCACTCAACACAACGAGGACTGTTTGAATTTTGTCAAGTGGGCTACTGCCAAAGCAAAGTCTGAAGGCTGTGAGACCTGTTTGTTTTTAGGCGATTGGCACAACAATCGTGCCAGCCTGAACATTGTTACCTTAAACTACAGCCTCAGGGCACTGGAGCACATGAATGATAATTTTGAAAACGTATATTTCATTCCTGGCAATCATGATTTGTATTATCGAGATAAGCGCGACATACAAAGTGTGGAATGGGCAAAGCATCTCCCCCGTGTACAGATATGTAACGATTGGTTTTCTAGTGGCGACGTTGTTATCGCCCCTTGGCTTGTGGGCGACGATCACAAGCGGATACCCAAGTTAAAGGGCAAGTACATGTTTGGGCACTTTGAATTGCCTGGTTACTTGATGAACGCCATGGTAGAGATGCCAGATCATGGCGAAGTACGCAGGGAAGACTTCAACAACTTTGAACATGTGTTCACTGGACACTTTCACAAACGCCAGACCAAGAAAAACATTACCTACATTGGCAATTGTTTTCCACACAACTACGCTGATGCAGGCGACGACGAACGTGGCCTAACTATCATTGAGTGGGGTCAGGAACCTGTGCACCATGCTTGGCCAGATCAACCTAGATATCGTGTGCTAGGGCTTGCTAATGTTATCGACAATGCTCCTAACTTGCTTGCACCCGGAATGCATGTTCGTGTACAATTAGACATTGAAATATCGTATGAAGAGGCTAACTTCATCAAAGAAACTTATATTAAAGACTACAAATTAAGAGAGATGGCATTGATTCCCAACAAGAATAGTTCAGTAGATACTGATATGGCTCCAGGCGAAGTCAAGTTTGAATCAGTTGATCAAATTGTTACAGACCAGATTACCAACATCGAATCAGAATTTTACGATAACAAACTGTTGTTGAAAATATATCAAAATTTATGATAAGCATAAAAAATTTAACCGTGAAGAATTTCATGAGTGTGGGTGCGGCCACGCAAGGTATTGACTTTGACCGCAACGACTTGACTCTAGTGTTAGGTGAAAACTTGGACCTGGGCGGTGATGGCTCACGCAATGGCACAGGTAAGACTACAATCATCAATGCCTTGAGTTATGCCTTGTACGGACAAGCACTATCAAACATTCGTAAAGATAATCTAGTAAACAAAACCAACGGCAAAAACATGTTGGTCAGTTTGGATTTTAGTGTTAACAGTCAACAGTACAGAATTGAACGTGGTCGTAAACCCAATGTGTTGCGTTTCTACATCAACAATGAGCACAAGGCTGCTGAAGATGAAGCACAAGGTGATTCACGAGAGACACAAGATGCTATCGAGCGTGTGATGAATATGAGTCATGACATGTTCAAACATGTGCTAGCCTTAAACACTTATACAGAACCGTTCTTGAGTTTGAAGGCCAATGACCAGCGTACTATAATTGAACAGTTATTGGGTATTACTTTGCTATCTGAACGTGCTGATGCAATCAAAGAACTCAACCGGCAAACCAAAGATGCTATTCAATCAGAAGAATTCCGCATACGTGCTGTGCAAGAAGCCAACAAACGTATCGAAGAACAAATTGAAAGTCTGCGCAAACGTCAACGTCTTTGGACTGCCAAACGTGACGAAGATGTATCAAATCTCATTCAGGCTGTGGCCGATCTTGAACATATCAATATTGATACTGAGATTCAAGCACATAGAGATCTTGAAGCGTATCATATCAAACAAAAAACCATCAATAATGCTACCAATTGGATTCGTAGTATCGAAGCAGACGATATCAAACAACAAAAACTGTTAGACAAACTTAAACAAGAAATTGTATTACTAGAAGATCACAAGTGTCACAGTTGTGGTCAAGATATACACGATAACAAACAAGACGAACTTAAAACAGCCAAGCAGGCACAGATTCAAGAACATGCATTACAATTGTTGGCTAACAATACACAATGGATGGAGCATACTGATACGTTAAAAGAACTTGGTGAATTAGGCAAAGCACCCAAGGTGTTTTACGATACCTTAGAGGATGCATTAAACCATCGCAACAGCGTAGAAACTTTACGTAAGGATTTAACTTCAAGATCTGCTGATGAGGATCCGTATGCGGAACAAATTGCAGACATGCAAGGACAGGCATTACAAGTTGTGTCTTACGAACCATTAAACGAACTTACTCGAGTACAAGACCATCAAGACTTCTTGCTCAAACTGCTAACAAGCAAAGATAGTTTTGTTCGTAAGAAGATCATTGATCAAAATTTAAGTTATCTAAATGCACGACTCACACACTACTTGGATCGCATCGGCTTGCCACATACTGTGAAGTTTCAAAACGATTTGACTGTGAGCATCGAGGAACTGGGTCGTGAACTGGACTTTGACAACTTATCACGCGGTGAGCGTAACCGATTGATCCTGTCAATGTCATGGGCATTCCGTGACGTATGGGAAAGTTTATACAGCCCGATCAACTTGTTGTTTATTGACGAGTTAATCGACAACGGCCTAGACACACAAGGTGTAGAGAACGCCCTGGCCTTGCTCAAGAAGATGAGTCGTGAACGTCACAAGAGCATTTGGCTTGTTTCACATCGTGATGAACTGGCTGGGCGTGTGGAAAACATACTCAAGGTCGTGAAGGAAAATGGCTTCACGACCTACAACACGGATGTTGATCTTGCGTGATATAAAAGTATTACACCTAGAGCCCACAGACGTATGCCAAGCGGCATGTGCATTGTGTGCCCGGGAAACTGACAAAAATTTTAGAAAAGATCGTCAGCATCATCTCACTATGGATCAAATTCTACAGGTGTTTGGCCAAGAAAAAATTCAACAACTAGACAAAATGTTCATGTGCGGCAACTATGGAGATCCTGCTGCCGGTAAAAATACTTTGGATATCTTTCAAGAATTTAGAAAAATTATTCCTGACATTGTGCTAGGCATGAATACCAACGGTGGCATACAAACTACATTCTGGTGGTACGAGTTGGCCAAGATCATGAATCAACCTCAAGACTATGTGGTATTCAGTATTGATGGGCTAGAGTCGACCAACGGCACCTATCGTAAAAACGTAGTTTGGAACAAACTCATGAGCAACGCTCGTGCATTTATCGAAGCCGGCGGGTCAGCACACTGGGACATGTTGGTATATCAACACAATCAGCACGAGGTCGATGAGTGTGAGCAACTGGCTCAGGACATGGGTTTTACTTGGTTCCGAGCCAAAGTTTCAAAGCGTGGTTTTACTGAATCACTAAAGTTTCCCACAGGATGGCAACCAATTGAAAAGCAGGCTACTAGTATCAGTTGTCATGCGTTAAAAGAACAAAGTGTTTACATAGATGCACAAGGTCGTATTGGGCCTTGCTGTTGGTTAGGCGCAAGACAAAAAGATTTTGTTACAGATGTGGATGCTATTCCCACAAAAGATCCTGTGTGCCGGGTTGCATGTGGACAAACTGCTCAAGGCACAGCATTTGATCAGCAGTGGCAAAGAGAGGTAGCATTATGCTAGCCACTTGGCATTTTCATATTGAAGTATCCAGCAAGTGTACCTTGCGGTGTCCTCGCTGTGCCCGACAGGAGGTGCCCGACGGCCTTGTGAATACAGAACTAGATTTAGAATTCTTCCAACGCAATTTCACACCAGATTTTGTGTTGAACAATGTTGAGAAGATCACATTCTGTGGCGACGATGGTGACCCAATCTATGCACACGATCTAATCGCAATAATTAACTATCTTAAAAGTATAAAACCTCTTGAAATTGTTATTGTTACAAACGGCAGTCACAAAAAACCTGAGTGGTGGACACAACTGGGCTTTGTGCTAGACAGCAGTGATACTGTACATTTTAGTATAGATGGATGGGATAACGCCAGCAATAATTTGTATCGCGTGAACAGTGACTTTGCAAGTATCATGGGTGGCATTTCTGCGTTGCGTAGTACAAGTGATTGTCAAATTGTATGGGCCGCTATTGCTTTTCAATTCAATGAGAATCAGTTGGATTCCATGAAGCATCTGGCAAAGCAATTGGACATTGATGTTTTTCAATTGACCAAAAGTACCAAATTTGGTAGTATCTATCCTAGTTACGGTACAGACGATCCGCTACAACCCAGTGTAAAATTTGTCAGTTCAAGTCACAGATTTGAAAGAGAAATCTCAGAATTAACTTATCGAGGATCATGGACTCCTACACACAGTAAAAATATTGAACTATTCAATCAAACTCCAAGTCGCAACGGTGTTACACCGTTATGCGAAATAGGCAACAAAGGATTGTACATTGATGCTCGCGGCAGATTATTTTCCCTGCTGTTGGTGGCCAATAGATACAATCACAATTCACAATGGCAACAACTGGCAGAAAATTTCAATTTACACAAAAAAACTTTAATACACGTACTAGAAGATCCTTTTTGGACTGGTGAATTTCAATCGTTTAAATGGCAAGAATGTCAAACTAAGTGCAAGAGTTCAATAGTAGACAGAAATTACGCAACTTCTTGGTAATGGAGATAACTATACAGCAAGGATAAATCGCATACAACACATGACATGGTTATATCAAAACACCCCAGTTGAGACGTTGCCCGAAGAGTGTGTTGGATTTGTTTATCTAATCACAAATAATCAATCTGGACGCAAGTACATAGGCAAAAAATTAGCTAAGTTTAGCAAGACAACATACAAGACAGTAAAACAGAAGAACGGCATCAAGAAGCGGAGGAAGATACGATCAAAGATCGATAGTGATTGGAGAGAGTATTGGTCTAGTTCAGATGAACTTAAAAAAGACATTGTGTCTCTCGGGCAGGACAATTTTACAAGAGAAATACTTTACTACTGCGGATCAAAATCTGAATGTAGTTATGTCGAAGCAAGAGAACAATTTTCAAGACGTGTATTAGAGTCTGATGATTGGTACAACGGACACATTCAAGTTCGTGTGCATGGTAGTCATATAAAAACAAAAGTTAGCATCAAGGAATATAAATGATAGATATTGAATTTAAAAAATTTTACAACGATATTAAAGACCCGAATTGGCCTGACATAACCAACTATATTGATTTTGTTAAACTTCCAAAAAATATTCAAAACGAATGCAAAAAAATACATAATTTAGATCTAAGAAAAAATCAAATTGAAGATGTTAATTATTGGAGAAATTTAACTTTAACTGTTTATCAATATCAAAATTTAGTATACGTTCCTGTTAATAAATGTGCTCACACATATTATACTCAAATATTTGAATCTCTTGGATGGGAAAAGAAAAACTTGGTAGACATCAATACAAACAAAATATACATGTTTGGGCTAACACTTCATCCTTTTACTCGATGGAGCAAGGGTATGACTGAATGGGTATGTACTGAATTTGACTTGTATGCAAAAGATGGAGAATTTGCGTTGACCGATCGAACTAAATTGCATAACGAAATTGATATTGATTACTCTCGCATAGAACAGAATGATAGATTATGTCAGTTAATCAAAACTGTTGTCATTGCTGATTGTCATACAGAACCATACACATCAATTTTTGGTGACCTACTAGATCAAGTAAATTGGATTCCATTAGATTATTTTTCTTCAGATAACGAAATAAAATCAAGTTTAATGAGTTTTTTTAATGCTTGTGGACATGATATAAAATTACCGTTGGACAATGTTAGAGCATGGAACTCTTCGACAAATAAAATAAAATTAAAAAATTTAATTGATGAATTGTTTTTAAAAAATAATAATGTTTCCATATATATACTATACAAATTATACGCCAATGATTTAAAATTTTATCACAATCTAATAGACAATTTTACCCCAGACTGGCAACATATTCAAGGCAAGATTAGTAAAGCAACAAAATACTAAAATCAAATAACAACGGCTACACACAGATAAAAGTGCATGGTCGCCAAATTCTAAACAAAATTTAATCACGACTCTGTGTTGAGTGTTTGACTCAACCCCATTGAGGAACGGTGCAATACCCGGTCTGGACTTGGGCGTCAAAGGCAATTGCTAACTTAAGGCAACAAATGGTCGGGGCTATGTGAAAAAGATACAACCCCAGCTTATAGGACTTGGATCTATATCGGGTTACTAGGGTTCCGTTGATACGTGAAGAGTGAGTAGGGGGTACCGGTCAACCGCCTCCGCGTAGGAAACTACAATCTCATTAGATAGATGACTGCTGTCACTCAGATGATGCTTTCAATTCACCGTATGCACGGTGAATTATGACTACAGTATCTAGATGATACTAGATTCAGATAATTTAAAAGAAACAATCAGTTAATGAGCGATAGCGAAATTAACAGACTTACGTAGTAAGTCTTGAAACTTAAAGATTAGTATCTGGAAAATCTCTAAACAAGGCATGTTGTATATTGCCACTAACAAACTGATTGAATGATTTGTGCTTGACTTCAAGTTCGCCTTCGAGAGGTGCAACTCGTTTAAATGCCTCATCCATTTGAGCCATACCTGTGAACTCCATTAAGATCATGAATTCTGGAAGATCTGCAATTGAACGAAATCCCATCTTGCATCTGGTGATCCTGTACGATTCCATCTTGCCTTCTGCGATCAAATGATCAAAGAAACTTTTCATACCGTTGACCCAGTCAAGGTCTGATATGTCACCTTCTTTGTCTGCCCATATTGTATATAAGTCTGCCATAATTTTACTCCAGTGGTCCTAGTATTTCAAATCCTGTTATTTCAGATTTGTACAGGTGTGCTTGTTCAAGGTATAGGTATTCAAACCCACGTGCCCGGTAGATAGCACACTCTGTTTTCATCGTTTCTATTCCCAAACGTAATTTAGGATTGTTGTAGTTCCATGCAAATTGATCGCACAGGGCATTTTTATTGTCATAGCGTCGAATTAACGAGAACGCCACTAAGGCATCTTGATCATAGTAGCCAATGACATCTGTCATGGGATCACGATAACGACTATCAAAGATAGGCATTACACTTGCAAAACGTTTGTGTACACAATAGTCTTTGTAGATTGTGTTCAACAACTCTATGTCAGGCACACGCAGATATTGCCATTTGACTGATTGTTCATAGTTAGTCTCGACGAGATTAATTCTAGCAAACTGATACATCATCTGGGATCCTGTCTGTGACGGAACAATCCAGTTAGATACTCTTCGGGCCAGGCGTGATAAAATCCTTTGGATCCAACTTGTTTAGCCGCAGTATCAAGTTTGCTTAAACTTTGCACCAGTGCTAGAGCATAAGTGCCTTGATTCATTACAACACCGTTGACATCTTCTATGTCACTAGGATGATCTTCAAGGGCAACAATATCTCTGGGCAATAAAAACTCTGTGTTGGCTGACTCTATGCTGGCATGAAATGTGGCATATGACCACTCTGTAGGATCATATGCATAGATCACAACTTCGGCAGTGCCCATGCCCCAACGACTTTGATTTTTTAAATCATAGTAAGGATCTGATCCTAACAGTATGTGTACTGTGCCTGCCAGTCTTGCTTGTCTAGCATACGGACAAGGCGGCCAGCCACCAAGCGCCACGTGCGGTACTTCCACAAAACGTTGGCACCAATCTAGTATATCTTTTTTAACTGTTTCTAGTTCCATTAGAAGAAAGGTAATTTACTGGTTTTGGTAGTTTCAAGATTTTCTTTGATCAACTCACTGAGTAGTTCTCGTTCTTGTAAACTCATTTGAAGTACGTCTTGGTAGCTGGCACCACCCCTCATGTACCACGACATTTTTAAACTTTGTTGCCTAATATCTTTAGCCTCCTGATCCATTTGATCTAGTGTACTAGATACCTCCTCGGGGCTCATTGTCAGGAGGCGCCCCCGAAAAAAGCGGCTTGATCTAAAGTGATTGTTTGCGGCCACTTGTGATTGCAATTTGGACAAGCGACTGTGAATGGTTTAATTTCGCCAGACCCTCTTAATTCAACAATACGATCTCGAACTGCTTCGTATAGTTTACGATCACAATTGATCAAAAATTCATGAATAAATTCAGTTTCGGTCACCAATGCTTGTGGTGTACGGATACTGGCGATGCTAAACTTCAGTGCTTCAACAGTTAGTTCTGTGATTTTCTTTAGTGTGGCATTTAGTTGTTCGATTTTGACAGCGTCGGACTGATCGGACTGTTGAATTTGCGATATGGCACGTTGTTGATCGTACTGCTGAAGATTGGTATTGTTTTGATGACGGTAAGATACTGGGCAGATGGCAATTTCTAAATCACCATGTTTGATCGGAGTATCGTAGTCAGGCGATTTAAGTTGATCAAGAATCATGCGCAAATCCAACAAAAAATCAGATTCGGTTTCGCATTCAGGGCATTTGATACCCAGTTCCATTTCGTGACCATAACTGGCAATTCTAACAGATACCAAAATAGCATTTAAATCTGATCCGGGCATGTCCCAGGCATCAGTTATGGCCGGAATACAACTTTGTATCACATTGACCACTGCTTGTCCGTTAAACAGTGCATCTGGTGTGCGGTATGTTATTTCGTCTATAGCAGTCATGGGATAAACAGGCAACTCTCGATTTGGGGGCAAATTCAATGATTTTTGTGGCCAGTAACGACCTTCTGATGGCAGTCTAAGATAGATAGACGGTTGTCTAAAAAATTGTTTTAGCGGGTTTGCAGTTTGGGTCATGATTCACCTATAAATATACCTATACTTATGGGTAAAAAAACATGGATACTAATTTAGAAGAAAAAGCTCGAGAGCTGATTGCGGCTATGGAGCAAGCACAACATGAATTGGCTGCGCGGGGAAAAATCAGTCAAACCACCGCTGAGCAAGTAAAAGATGCTCAAATGAAAGCCAAATACGGCATGGAAAGTTTTAGCAAAGGTACTGCGTCAGCAGCCGGGGCTGTGATGTCATTGGGCGAGGCCGGTATGTCTGCCGCATCTGCTATGTTGGCCGGTAAAAAAGGTGCCTCGGCATTTAATAGCAGTGTTGATGGCATGGCCAAAGCGGCTCAAATGGCTGGACTAGCATTAACATTTTTGGTGCCTGGCGGACCAATTATAAAAGCATTAATTGCTGGCATGGCGTTGGCTGTGACCGCGTATGCTGAATATACCAAAGCTGCCAACGACATGGCCGACAAGTTGTATGATGGTTATCGTGGCATGGCCGAATCTGGAGCCGCTGCCGCTGATGGCATGGAAGGACTTTTCAAAGGGGCCCAGAAATTAAATCTTACTATGAGTCAACTTGGCGAGTATGTTCAGCTGGTATCTGCTAATAGTAGAGATTTGGCCAATTTTGGTGGGTCAGTTTACAAAGGTCGTCAAGCATTTGAAGACATAGGTCAGGCCATGCAACCTGCCACAGCAGGCTTGATGAAGATAGGCCTGATGCCCAAGGACATTGCCGAAGGCATGGCCGGCTACGTGAGAACACAGACTAGATTGGGCAATGCTCAAAAGATGACTGTGGATCAAATGGCCAGTGGTGTAAAAAATTATTTGATTGAACAAGATGCTCTGACTAAACTCACAGGTGTCAACAGAAAAGAAGCTGAAAAAATGAGAGAAGATGCTCTCATGGAAGAACAGCATGCTGGTATGATTCGCAAATTGCAACTAGAAGGCAAAGACGATGAAGCCAAGAATTTGATAGCAATTAGTGATGCGGCCAACAGACTTAATCCAGAATTTGGAAAAATGGTTCGTGCGGCTCAAACCATGAATCTATCAAGCGAAGCCGCACAAAAATTATTAATGTCAGCCCCCGATGTTTTTAATGTGTTACAGCAAGGTCAAAAAGGCATACTCAAGCCCATGGAAGTCATGGACCGTGTGGCCAAACAGATTGGTGAAACTGGTGACAGAGCCGGTGCAAGTTTGGCAGTGTTGGGTGCCAATGATCAAACTTTTGTGGGCATGGGTTTGACTACTCAACTTCGAATTGCACAAGAAAAAGGTCTACAAAAAACTCTTGACGAAACCGAAGCAGAATTAAAACGCCAAGGTACCACAGCTAATAGCATGGTGGCCAAACAAGTTGAACTAATGACTGCGCAAATTGCCGCTACCAAATCAGTGGAACTTTTTATAGAAAAAGGTATTGGCCCAGCACAAGACAACATGATCAAGTTAGCAACGGCAACCGCTTGGGCCGCCGCTGGTCTCAATAACATGTTTCATAATAGTTCAGCAGAACAAAAAAAATTAAAAGAAGCAGAATCAAAACAAACAGAAGCATTTAAAGACGAAAACTGGTTTAGAAGAAACTTCAATATCACACTGGGTAGTGATAATAAACAACTTGAAGAATCTAGAGATGCAGTAGACAACGCATATCAAGAAGCACAAGCTGCAAAATTAGATGCGGCTGTTAATTGGATAAAAGGATTGGTTGGATCTGGGTCAAGTGGCCCTCCAGGTACTACTGAACCAAAAGTTGAAGGTGCCAGAGCCGAAGGTGGTCCAGTTGACGCCGGCAAATTGTACAAAGTGGGCGAGCGTGGGCAAGAATACTTTAAACCCAAGGTAGCTGGCGACATCATTCCCAACGACGTTGCAACCAGCATGGCCAGTGATCAACGCAAGTTAAATCAATTGTATAAAGAATTAATCAAAGACACTGAAGATTTGGAAAAAATTACAGATATTGAGCTGGTACGCACACGAGATTTCGGCAAACTCAGCAAAACTTTGATGGAGAAAAAAACTGAACTTGTAAACAAAGAACTTGAACTACTTAACAATCAAAGCTCAGGACCTGCCGCGGGCAGTAGTATGGGTGGTGGCCAAGGCATGCAAATGCCCACAGCCGGTGGCATGGGCGGTGGATCAGGATTAAAAATGCCCACAGCCGGAAACATGCCCAGCATGGGTGGTGGCCAAGGCATGCAAATTAGCAGTCAAGAAGATCTTGCAAAAATGGGATTGAATATCAAATCCGGCGATGTGCAAGGACAAAATTCTAAAATTAGTCCTAAAATTATTGAACTGGCTCGTGCTATTCAATCAGGGGTGCCTGGATTTAGTTATTTTAGCAGTTTCAATGACAAGTACCATCAAGAAAACGCACCAAGCAGTCAGCACACACAGGGCCTGGCAGTGGACTTTGCTGTAGCTCAACCACCCAGCATTGAGGATGGTAAAAATATTACCAAGTGGCTCAAAGACATGGGAGCCAGCGTGGCAATTGATGAATACAACAGTCCCAGTGCCAAAGCCACAGGCGGACACTTTCATGCACAAATTCCTGCTTTTGAAGATGGTGGTGAATTGGGTGCTGGAAAAATTGGTATTGCTGGAGAAGCAGGTCCTGAATTAATTACTGGTCCCGCTAGTATAACACCCATGAATGAACTAATGAAAGCATTCAACGGCATGTCTGGGATATTAATGCAACAGGTGAATATGCTGGATGAATTGGTTAGAGCACAGAAAAATGGCAACGATATATCAAACAAGATCTTGCGTATACAAAACTGATCACGGTAAATAAACTACTATGGCAGATAATAAAAGTTCGTGGCGCAAGTATTTCAAGGTAGCAGATACTTCTGGAGTACAAAGTCCTATATCAGGTAGAAATCAATTTGGCTTGCCGAATTATCCTCGCAACGACGGTACTGGTGATGTGCAAGCGGACTTTGTGTTTCGCAACTATGCGTCACGACTGCCGGAAGTTTACTCAGGTCACCCTAACCGTGTGGAACGTTACAATCAGTATGAGAACATGGACATGGACTCGGAAGTCAATGCTTGTTTGGATATCATTGCTGAGTTTTCGACACAGATGTCAGAAACAAACGGCACACCGTTTGACGTAAAGTACAACGACAAGCCCACCGATCACGAAATTGAAATTATCAAGAAGCAGATGCAACAGTGGGTCAAGTTGAACAAACTAGACCAACGCATCTTTAAATTGTTCCGCAACACCATCAAGTACGGTGATCAAGTGTTTGTACGTGACCCAGAAACATTTGAAATGTACTGGGTGGACATGAGCAAGGTCATGCGTATTATCGTTAACGAATCAGAAGGCAAGAGACCTGAGCAGTATGTGATTCGTGACATCAACCCCAACTTCCAGAATATGACTGTGGCAGCCAAAACCACCACAGACTACATGACAAACCCTGTGACGGGCAGTGTCAGTGGCAGTTCAAACTATACCATGCCCAACGGTGGCACTGGCGGCGGTGCTGGTAACAGTCGCTTTATGCATGCCATGAACGAAGCCACAATTGATGCCAAGCACGTGGTGCATTGCAGTTTGAACGAAGGGCTAGATGTGTTCTGGCCGTTTGGGCGTAGCATACTAGAACAAATTTACAAAGTTTACAAACAAAAAGAATTGCTAGAAGACGCTATTCTTATCTATCGTGTGAGCCGTGCTCCTGAGCGTAGAATCTTTAAAATTGACGTGGGCAACATGCCCAGCCACCTTGCCATGCAGTTTGTGGAACGTGTGAAAAACGAAATGTATCAGCGCAGAATCCCTACCACAACAGGTGGCGGTGCCAACATGATGGATGCCAGCTATAACCCACTATGTTTAGATTTAGATACAAAAATACCGTTGCTTGATGGTCGTACGCTTGCATTGTCAGAATTGATTAATGAATTCAATGCAGGTAAAGAAAACTGGGCATATAGCTGTAATCCAGAATCCGGGAAGGTAGTACCCGGATTAATTAACTGGGCCGGTGTAACTCGTACAGATACAGAAGTTATAAAAATTACGCTCGACAACGGAAAAACTTTGACTTGCACGCCTGATCACAAAATTCCAGTATTCGGAAAAGGATTTGTTGAGGCCAAAGATTTAACAACAG